TGGGGTTTTCCATTCCTCCAAATAAATGTTTTCATCTCATTGGTTATACGAGAAGAATATACGGTAATTAGTTTGTTTCTGATAAACTCTTCTAATTTTGCAATAATGAGCGGCCGAGTCTTCATACTAGTTGAAAAGCCGGGGACGGCGGACGTGCGGACCTCTGCTTGGTGCTGTTCAATATATTCGTGTGTAGATTTAATAGAAAAATACAAATTAGGATATGCATATTCTATCAGCTTATCAAGAACTGTGTAGCCAATATTGTTATTTTCTACCACAAGCATGCAGTTTCCAAACTCCCGACCGATTTGATTTAGCATGCCGGCAAACATGTCGGGCGTTACCTTGCCCTGATATTCTCCAATCACTTCAAGCGTTTCAAGTTTTAAAATATGAAATGCTGAGAAGTCTTCGCCGTCACCGCGTGCAACATCGGCAACCATCAAATAATTGCAAGTAGGATCGAACTCTTCCCAGATCCAAAAGTTACGATCAAAGCCCGTTCTATATTTTGGCTCTTTGCATTGTGCGAGGAGCCACTCCATATCCTCTGGGTCGATAACTGTTTCACCAGAAGTATTGAAGTTGCATTCCAACTCCTGCGCAATCTGGCGCTTCGACATGTTTTTGGTTTCTTTCTTATACCACTCTTTGTCGCGATCTGGGTGTACATCCCACATTAAGGTGGTTAAATTAAAGTTGTTTGCTCCCGCTTCGGCATCTACGCACGTCTTATGAAACCAGTTACCCACACCATTAGGAGTAGAAAGCGCGATACAGCGACCGCCGGTTGATAGTGTCGGGTATAGTCCAGTCCACAATTCATCTAAACCTTCGATGTGTGCGGCCTCATCCAGAACCAAAAGCGACAAGGCCTCTGAACGACCAGCATCGCCGGAAGTAGAGGCGGCTTTAATCGAAGAGCCGTTTGAAAGAATAAAAGAAGTTCTGTTATCAATATCAATACTTGCGATACGGATCCAGTCAGGAAGGTTTTTCATAATCTTCTTAACCTTACCAACCAAGTTGCCGGCAGTGGCGAACTTCGTGGCCATAACAAGCACAGCCTTGTCGCGATGAAAAAGCATCATCCAAACAATATAGCCGGCGGTAATCGTAGAGATACCAAGCTGGCGTGCCTTAAGGATTACATTGAAGCGATAGTCGTTAAACTCTGTAAGGAGTTGGTCTTGAAAATCATACGTGTTAAAAAGAATAAGCCCGTGCATCGGGTGTGATATACGGGCATACGTCTTCAAGAAGTAAGCAGGATCCTTACCGCACTTTAATATTTCCTTTACTCTTTGTTTCTTGTCTAATTGAAAAGTCATTCATTTTTGTTAGTTATTCTTGTGCTTCTGGCTCTGCTGCGGCAATAGCCATGGCCATCTCTTCACCGAACATGTCCGTTAGAGCCGCTTCATATTCCTCATCACTCTGAAAGTAGGCCTTGACGAGACCTAATTTTGTAAGCACCTTCGGCATCCAGCGCGGCAAACTCGGAAGCGCTGTGTCGGCCCATCGCTGTTGATCTTGCGGATCAGCCCTATCCAGCCAGTCATCGCGGAATTCGGCAGGATTTCTGTCGGTGAGTGCTTCGTGCATTTCAACACATTTTTGAGTATCCTTATTCCACGTTTCATCGGGCCCACATTCAGGTTGTTCTTCAGAAGGCTCTGGCACCTTGTCCATCTTCTCGTCCATAAAGTAACGAGGATCAAAACGTTTTGTATTCTTTCGCCTCATGATTGCGGACCTTTGTCCTTCTTGCGATCATCATTATCGGGGCGCTTGCCTCCGTCACCATTCCAGCCGCCCTGATCAAGGAAGGTTTTCCAGCCCTTATCTAAGCGATCCTTGGAAGGCTCTTTAATCTCTGGAGACTCATCTAAGCCTCCGACTTTATAATTCATCTTCGCTGTAACCCATGTTCGAACGCGAGAGGTGTTCTCTACACGAACATCAATCTCTCCCTCCTTGGTTAGCGACACCGAATCGCCGGTGATACGCTTATACTCTTTCTTAAGCCATTTGGAAATATCAGTGATTCTTTGCTCAATGTCCGTTTCAAAGCCCGAAGCATAAACCTCTTTAAGTTGGATTTCTGAATGATACGATAGGACCATCGTATTGCCAGCGAACCTTACGCCGAAGCCGTCCATCACTCGTTGATCGATGAGGGCATTGCCCTCTTCCCGGCGCAGCGCGCCCGTCTTTACAGGTTCATAGTCTTCACCTAAGGCGCCGTCATATGCATTGGCGGCGGCTTGGGACAAACCTTGAACGATTTCATATACTGTTGCCATTATTTGGTCTCCATCCTTTTAGCCATCTCTCTTCTCTGTCTTGCACATACTGAACATAGCATTTGGCGCAACATTCATATTTAGTAAGACAAACATCATCCATTGATTTCTTTGGGAAATTCCCGCAGATTGAACAACTCCTTAAAGATTCTCTATTAAGTAGTTTTTTTGAAACCTTTATGCCATTTATATCAACTTTTTCATGTTGGCTGCTGGTGTGCCTCTCTTTGGCATAAAATTCTTTCATCTGCGATATGTAGTTCTTTTCCTTGTCTTCGTCCCAATCTGCGTGGGGGTTTTGAATCGCTTCGTCACCATACTTCTGAGATATTGCTTTCTCAATTGCGGCGATCTTATCGGGCTCTTTAGTCGTCATTGAACATCCTATACGCGCCGTATGTGGTGGCCATCCCCACTACTACCCCGCCGGCGGCCCAAAGCCAATTATTGCGCGGCGACTGTTTTATAAGAGATTCGCGTAATTGTGTAATTTCATAATCTTTTTTCTCAATGAGAAGCTTGTGTTCTTCCTTGAGTGCGTCGTATCGAATGTTGAGCTTGTCTCTTTCCAATTGAAACCCCGCATCTTTCTTTTTCAGTTCGTGCTCTAATTTTAGTTCGCATTCTCGTTTCGCATATACTTTTATATCGAGAATCTCAGCAGTGGCAACAGGATCAAAAAGAACCCCCTCAAACGGAGCACACTCATTCTGCCGCAAGATTATAAACTTCCCGGGGTCTTCGGCATGTGCGGCCATCGTAAACAACATTAGCAAACTAGCGAACATTTATAAAACCGAATGCCTCCTCAATATCTTTGCTCAGTGCCTCAGGGTTTGTCTTAAAATCTTTCACGCGCTCGCCTTTATACGCGCGGCGTTCGCGCTCAAGCTTCACTTGAGAATCCATATAGCTCTTCTCTAGTTCAACCAATGCCTCACGATAATTCTTAAGAGCTTCATCGCGACGATCTAGCTCGCGCTTATGAATATCCTTGAGGCCGGCGATTTGCTCTTCCAGTGATTGCTGGCTCGTCTCGTACGCCTTCTCAAGCTGATGATAATCATACCTAAATTTAACTGCCAAGACAACCAAGAGTATTCCGAAGAGGATCTGTTTCCAATTACTTAAGACAAATCCTAATATCTGTTTCTCAATCATTGTGTCCGCGCAGCCTAGCAATCCCATCAATGACGGTTTGGCCACCAATATAAATCGCTGAAATAATTACCCAGTCATCACTTGTTACGTGGCCGGCCAAAGCCAGCCCTGTCGCCGTGGCCCACACCATTAACTTGCGGGATGTTAGTTTTGACAACCATGTGTCAACGAATGCTTTTGTTTGTGCCATCATTATTTACTCCTGTTTTGTTTTTTTACGCTCTTAACGCATCTTTCATATTTCTCTTTATCTTCTTGGCCGACAGAATCCGAGCAGATTGCCCATGGATTGTTTTCTTTCTCTTCAAGATTCTTGCTTTTTAAACAATCTTCATATCCGTCGTCGCCCTTATAGAGAATCTCTGTTCCACCAGATCGCGTGCGTCGGATACAAACGCCCTTTGAGCCTTTCGGATGGCCCGGCGGATTGCTGGGCCATCCAGCGGAATCGCCCTCAAGTGACTCATATAGACTATTATTAATCGTCACCTCAATACACTCTTCGTGACTCTGATTGGGGTGAGCTTCATCGCACTTCTGGCCCCTGTGAGCGCAGGGATCATATTGTTCCACCAAGCCCTGCAAGTCTTCGAAGTAGCTTATATAACGTGCTTCGTCTGAAGGGTACTTTTGGCTTTGCCATGCATCAAGCATGTGCCCAATGTCATTTAGGATTCCAACAAAGTTATCTTCTGCTGTCTGCTGCGGGCCATACAAATCGTGGTCAGGTGAATCATTGCCGTCGGCGCGTTGGGCGCCGAGAGAGGTTGCAACACCGCCGAAATTGCCGGCTACACCACCCGATTCAGCCAGAACTTCTTCTTTGATGATTTCAATTAATCTTTCCTTAGCTATCTTCATGTGTAATACTCTCGGCTACGGCCGGCTGTGGCTCAAAGGCCGAGTTGAAGACGCCCATAATATGACTGTAAAGCGCGCTCTTGCCTGATTCATCTGAAGATTCTGCGCCCGATGCAGATGCGGAGGCGCCGGCTGCTTCAGGTTTTGGCGTGTCCTTGCCATCAAAAATTGCGAAGGCGGCATTAATATCCATCATCTTTTCTTTGTCGCCGCCTACATCTGGGTGGTGTTTCCTAGCCAGATTTCTCATGGCTTTCTTTGCGGTGCCCTTGTCTGCGTCGGCAGCTATTCCAAGAATTTCAGCGGCCTGCGCTAATGTCAGGTCAGATTTGCCTTCGTTGAGCGGCCTATTATTCAACCACTCTTCATATTGAAGATCTATTTTCCAATTTTCAAATATTGTATTCATTTCTTTTTATCCTTTGCCACCCCTTTGGGGTATGTCAAATCATCATGACTGTTAATGTTAGCAGCAAACGCCGCTTGCTTCTTGCGCTTCGTAGAACTTCCGGAGGCTGCTCGGTCAACGCATGCTTGCGTTACATCTCCATCACAATACTTAGTAAATTCACCTTCGGTGCCTTTCTTTTCTATACTGTCTGACGCTTTTTTAGCCCAGTTCTTTTTTTTCTTCTCTTCAAGTTCCACTTCTTCGGGGGCATCGAGGGCCGTCTTAAGCATGCCAGCATCAATAAGCTGCTGAGCAAAATCGTGTAACTGTTCGTCGGGTAGGTTCGGCGCAAATTCTTTAATGACTCGTATTAGTCGCTGCATGGCGTCGGGGTGCATCCGATATGCGCCGGCCTGAGACATAAGGCCGGCAACTTCTGGCATGCCTTCCTTGAAGCCGGTCATTTTACCTTTACGATATTTCCCAAGAGCGCTTCGATCCATGGGATCGTGCTTGGGCGTGCCAAGCTTAAGTGTCTCGCCCTCTTCGTCCTGATCCTCGTCTTCTTCATCGGCATATGGGCCTGCTTCGCCTTGGGGCTTATGATAGTCCGGATCAGAAACATCGCGCCAGTCTGTCTCGTTAACGACAGCAGCGACCTGTTCGCGAATTAAAGCTTTAAGTTGTTTCTTTGTGATCTTCATTTTAATCTATTCTCCAAAATAAATCGCTCTTCTGTGGGAGGCACGCTCCAACGTAAAGTATAACCCGCCCAGTCAACCTCACATAGATATGTTGTTTTTCCTTCTAACAAGCCTTCTAAGAATCGATGATACCCATCGGTTACTAAAAACTTGTTTTCTTCTTTAAGCCAACAAACTTGAATAGGCCCCTCGGTCTTGCTTGTTTTACCTTCTGTAATATCTCTATAAGTTGCAATTATTCCTGTTGTGTTGTTTCCTGTATGAACGATCAGGTCAACATATTCCA